GTGCATCAAGACATCGTTCGTCGAGATGTACGAGGATGGCGGAAACCTAGAGAGGTTTCGCGACGAGCTCGCTGTGAGCGTCAAGGACCAGTCCAAGATCCCCCCGTTGCCACGGAAGGGGAGCCTCGACCTTAACGAAGTGCTGGACAGCCAGTTCTTCTTTTCCTGAACGCTTACGATATGCGAAGGAATTCGATTTAGGTTCCCCCCTTTGTATAATACCTAAAGGCCGACGAGAGGAGGGCAGCGTGGTTCAAGTCAGCAGGATGGGCGTGAAGTTCACTGTACTGGTGGATGGAGTGGCCACGGGCGCTTACGCAACACACCAAGAGGCTGTCAGAGCAGCCATCGCACACCGAGAGGAGAATGACCAATGAGATTGGTTGGAGAGAGTGATCCCGAAGAATACAATGTTGATCCGGTCGCTTATGTGGATGGAGATGGCGACGTCAGGATCAAGATGGACACCGACACGGAGGACAAGGAATGCATCGTCCTCCCGACAGGGTCGGATGGGCCGATCATCAGAGAAAGCAGTATGTGGAACCCGTACTCGGGCAACGTTCTGATGTTCTTCTTCCCCGGCGACACCCTGTCTATCGAATTCTGATTTCGATAGGCACGAGGGCTGTCCGTTTTTCTGACACTTACGACATCGAAAGGCTAAACAATGGCAAGGCATGACAACATGTCCACACCGCGCGGTATCGCGGTGTACCCCCGTCTCTGGAAATCCGACACCAAGTTTGACGAGAACGGCATCTACAAGGCCGACCTCCGTGTTCCGAAGGAGGACGCGGAGCCCTTGATGGAAGAACTCTCCGAACTGTTCAAGAAGCACACCGGCAAGGCGCCGAAGAAGTCCGAGAACTCCATGTGGTTCTTCGAGGAGGACGAGTACGGCGAAGAAACCGGCAACGTCATCTTCAAGATGCGCGTCAAGAACAAGTACAACAAGAAGGGCGAGTTCTGGGACCGCAAGCCGAAGCAGTTCGATGCATCGAAGAAGCCGGTCAACCTCAAGATCGGCGGCGGTACCCTGATGATCGTATCCTTCCAGCCCTACGAGTGGGAGAACTCCTCGGGCAATAAGGGCGTATCGCTCCAGCCCCAAGCTGTTCAGGTTCTCGACCTGGTTGAGGCTCAGACCGGGCCGACCGCGGATACCTTCGGTTTCGGTGCGCAGGATGGCTACGTCGCGCCCGGAGACGAAGGCGACGACAGCGGTTATGGTGCCACTGCTGGCGGCAATTCCAACAGCAACGCAGGCAACAACGAAGAAGATGAGGAGGAGGACGGTGACTACTCAGAGGACCCGAAAGCTCTCCCAAGAGGAGGTGGGTCGTCGGTATGGCTTCCGCAGCGGTCTTGAAGAGAGGACTGCTGCTGAGCTCGAAGCAACAGGTGTCCCGTTCACCTATGAGGCTGAAAAGATCGAGTACACCAAACCGTCTCGATCCTCAAAGTACACCCCCGACTTCATCATCCGTGCGAATGTTGATGGTTCCAAGCGGGAGAAGCCTCTGATCATCGAGACCAAGGGACGCTTCACCATGGGAGATCGCCAAAAGCATCTCCTGATCAAGGACCAGTTTCCTGAACTCGACATCCGCTTCGTGTTCACCAATCCAAACAACCGCCTCTCCAAGAAGAGCAAGACCACATACGCGGCGTGGTGCGAGAAACATGGCTTCAAGTACGCCAAGGAACGCATCCCGCTTGAGTGGCTTTACGAGTGAGGTAAGCAATGCGGCTTCGTTGTGAGTTATTCCCGACAGGACACAGATTGTCCACGGATTACATCGCTGTACGAGATACCCTGACAGAGGCCAGTGAGGAAATAGACGTTTTCTTCATAGACGCGCTTCACTGCCGGCAAGGTAGGCTTGGGGTCGGGTATCACTTCCTCCTCTTGGTCAACGGGGACATCCAGCTTTGCCGTGGCGTCGACACTGTCGGGTCCCACACAAAGCGTATGGACGCTGAGTCCGTCGCTGTCGGCCTAGTGGGCGGAACAGAGGACGGTTCCAGGGCTGTGACGAGGAGCACCGCACAGGAGCAATCCTTGGCGGTACTTCTGTCAGTCCTTGGAGAACGCTTCCCACAAGCTGAAATCCACGACCGCCCACAACATTAAACCAAGGAGGTCAGCATGTCTGACGATAGCGAGGTTATCGTCAAGGGACCTTGTGACGAGTGTGGTTCTTCGGACGCCAACGCGCTGTATGATGACGGGCACACATGGTGCTTCTCGTGTCACACCTACAAGACCGGTTCAGGCACACCTGAAGAACAACCCGAGGGGAAGCCAAAGGATAGGTCTCTTGTTCCGGTAGGAGAGTTCCGGGCTCTTGGCAAACGCCAGATTTCCGAGGACACCTGCCGGAAGTTCTCGTATTCGGTATCTGAGGACAAACACGGGAACACCTGTCAAGTCGCCAACTTCAAGCGCGACGGAAGGGTGATTGCGCAGAAGCTCCGGTACAAGGACAAGAGCTTCAAGTTCCTCGGGGAAAAGGACTGCGGGCTGTACGGAGAGCACCTGTGGCGCGGCGGCGGCAAGATGGTTGTCGTGACCGAGGGAGAGATCGACGCCCTGTCGGTGTCTCAACTGCAGAACAACAAGTGGCCTGTGGTGAGCCTTCCGAATGGCGCTTCGTCTGCCGTAAAGGCCGTGCAAAAATCTCTCGACTTCCTCGAGTCGTTCGAGCGCGTGATCTTTATGTTCGACATGGACGATCCCGGCCAACAGGCGGCACTGGAAGCGGCCAAGGTAATTACCCCGGGCAAGGCACACATTGCCTCCCTGCCCATGAAGGACCCCAACGAAATGCTCGTTGCCGGGCGGGGCAGGGAGGTCATCTCTGCGATGTGGGACGCAAAGCCCTACAGACCAGATGGTATCTTCAATGCCTCCGAGATGTGGGGGATGGTCAAGAAACCCAAGGACAACCACTCCTTCCCGTACCCTTGGGAAGAGCTCCAGAAGAAAACCCTCGGCGCCCGAAAGGGCGAACTGGTGACGTTCACTGCCGGGTCTGGCGTCGGGAAGTCTGCCGTGGTCAGGGAAATCAGCTACCACCTTCTCCAGCAGGGTCTCACAGTTGGAAACCTGATGCTCGAGGAGAACGTGGAGCGGACCACCCTCGGCTACATGGGGATCTACCTCAACCACCCGCTCCATCTGGATCGCGGGGACTTCGAGGAGAAGGACCTTTACGGTGCGTTTCAGGCCACCGCAGGGTCTGGCCGGCTTTGGCTGTACGACCACTTCGGATCAACATCAGCATCAAACCTGATCGAGCGCATCAGGTACCTCGGGGCTGCGTGCCAGTGCGACTTCATCGTGCTCGATCACATCAGCATCGCGGTCAGCGATCCGTCAGTGTCTGACCAAGACCTCGACGAGAGGAAGCTGATCGACATGCTCATGACCAAGCTACGGTCGCTTGTCGAGGAGTTGGGTATTGGGCTGTTCCTTGTGTCGCACCTTCGCCGGCCCATGGGGAAGGGGCATGAGGAAGGGGCCACAACGTCGCTGTCCCAGCTTCGCGGCTCCCATGCCATCGCCCAACTGTCCGATTTCGTGATCGGCCTAGAGCGCGATCAACAAGATGAAGAAACCCGGAATCAAACAACTGTCCGGGTACTCAAGAACCGCTTCTCCGGTGATACCGGGGAGGCCGGGGTCCTGTATTACAACCCCACAACTGGCCGTCTGTCAGAAGAGTATGGTTTCGAGGATCATTCTGATGAGTACTGAACAGACACCCGACGACCGAATTTTCCAGATGGCGGAGGAACTCTGCCTTCTGGCGGTCAAGCACCCTCAAATGTTTCTCGATGCCTACGTCGAGGCTCATCGAAGGGCTCAATCCCTAGAGCAACAAGGTTGGAAGAGGAGAACGGGAATGACTCAGCACGAACAAATCTTGAAGCACCTGCGCAAGGCCGGCTCGATCACCGTCCGTGAGGCCATGGTCGAGTATTCGATCCAGTCCCTCACCAAGCGCATTCAAGAGCTTCGTGAACTTGGGTGGGACATCGAGAGCGTCGTCAAGACGCACCCCGTGACCGGCCAGAAGTACGTCCGGTACTACATGCGTTTCATCAAAATCTCTGCCAAGAAACACCAGACCGCGTCGGCGAACCCGACGAGGATGGCCGCGTGATGGCTTGGGTTATCGCAGCAAGTGGGGATGGGAGGTCCATGAAGGACTGCTATCCATTCCCAAGTCATCAATGAGCACGACCAGATGATGCCCCATGGAATGAAGACCGGAAGCCGGGATCAATTGCCCAAGAACATGTCCGGTTTGGCCCCGTCGTGACCTAATACTTACGCTATCGTAGGAGTTACCAATGGCAAGATATGCCTTCGACATCGAGACCAACGGTCTCCTACCTGAGATGGACACCGTCCACTCCCTCGTGATCCAAGACGTGGACACGGGGGAAATGATCTCAGCATCGTCCGAAACGATGGACGTGAAGGACACCCTGTCCATCCTGCTGAACGCTGACCAGATCATCGGTCACAACATCATCGGGTTTGACATCCCGGCGGTCCAGTTGATCTACCCATGGTTCCAACCCGAGATCGAACAGGTCTATGACACCTTGGTTATGTCCCGGTTGCTCTGGGCTGACCTCATGGATCGTGACGCCAAGGCCGTCGCCACGGGTCGCCTCGACAAGC